ATTTTCATGCTGTAAAATTTAGGATTGGTATATACCTCTTAACCACTCTCCATCCGACATTCTGAATAATGAACATAGTCAGCATTCCGGCAAGGAATATCCACCACCATGATAAGTTCTTTGTCGTTATCTTGTTGCCGTCACCTATGGCAGAGCCGTTCTTTGCCTTGTTGTGTACGCTATTGTCAATCTTTGTTACCGATTTAATCGGTGCAGGTTGTACGATTATCGTTTCTCGATACACAGTGTCACGCTTAACCACAGTTTTTACTGTAAGTACATTCTTTACCACCTGCACGAATACGGTGTCTTTTTCGCCTTCTATGAAGGTTTGGAAGTCGTCACATGGTATGGTGTCGGTTTGTTTCGACACAACAGTAACGGTGTCCGTTCTCGTCACTATCTTGTCCTGATATATAATAGTGGGTGCAATCTTGCGATTACACCCTATTAGTAATGACATACCCAACACTACCAATGTTATTATTCTTTTCATTGAATTGCTTTTATGATAAATTCTACAATTTTAAAGAATCCAAGTCCTGTCGGAATACTCATCCCTATACCTACCCACATAATTTTGTCACGAAATTTCTCTAAGGCATTAATTCTTTTTTCGGATTCTTTTTTCCAGTGAATTAGTCCTACGGCTTCATCGTGTTCGTGACCGACTATATATTGATATATTACATTGACCTTATCTTTTAAGTCTGTAAATTCTTTTTCAAATTTTTCCATTGAGATTGTGCTCATTTTATCGTCCATTTAGATTCTTTGCAGGGTGCTTATGCTTCTAAGGGACTGACGGTTTATTTAATCTTTATTCTTTTTGTAAGCGGTGTTCCAAGACCTGATTTTTTTTATGATAAATGTCATAAGGAATCCGAGCATGAGATAGAACAATGGACTTGTCGCAAAAGGTGTTATAGATTGAACAAAGGCATTCGTTGAAAATGTAAACAACACCTCCGCTTTAAAACGGGAAATAAAGAAAAACAATACAAGTCCGAGTAGCAAGTCATTCCAATTTCCCCTGTCTGACAGCCAATATTTGATATTGAACTGTTCCGGTGAATAGGATTTATGCTTACCTGTGTTGTTGTAGCTTACAAGTTTGTATGCCAATGCACCGAAGAAACCAAGCGCAAATATTTCACCCCATTGTGAAATTGTAATTGCTCCGAACAGAACAGATAATAAAAGGTACTTCATAATTTATGATTTAAAGTGTGTGATTAATGATACCATTGCGACTAAGAATATTGCTATTCCAATACCGAAGAACAAAACCTTTTGTCCTGATTTTAATTTACCCTGTTTGGTAAGAATTGAAGATGCTGTTATCATACCAGCACCTATCAGCATTCCTACACTACTTCCGATTATAGTTCCCATCCTTTTACTTTTTTGTTGTAATAAAATTTATCAAAAACCTCAAATGGTTTGAAAATTATATCCGCATTCCATAGCACGTTTGCCACTAAGAATCCTATCGGAATAGTTGCCGTAAATAACAACAGCGACTTAACGCCATATCCTGCTAAATAAGCCGCAATCGGGCAAAGTGCGAGTATGGGTGGAATAAAGAAAACAGTTACAAAATAGCACACACAGAATGCGTAGAACAGCACCGTAAAGAGATGATAGAATGAACGTGATATGCTGAATGCTTTTAACATTATTTCTTCTTTATCCAGTTTGTTAAATCGTGAAATAGGTGGAATACTAATGTAAACAGTATATAAGCTACCAATGCACCAAACAGATAGAAATAAGACACTTTGGTCAGCATACCGATACAAGTGTAGGTTACTGCAAAACTAATTCTAAATAGTACCCCAAATAAGTGCCATGCGTCTGTGAGCGCCACGAACCAACGTGAACTGCCCCAAAACTTCTCACCTTGTGCCTTATCACCGTTTTTCCATTTGTTCTGCCAACTGAAATTTTTAAGCCAAAAGGTTTTCTTATAAAACTTCAACTTCCCCTCCTCACTTAAATCACAAATAGCCTTTGCAAATCCGCTGATTGCGGAGAAGACTATGGCTAATATTATGAGTGCTATTGTCATTAAACCCTTCGTCTTGTTAATCTGAATTTGCCGTATGTCTTTGCCGTAATGAACTGCGTTTGTTCTCCGGCATCCATCAGCGATATTTTCTCATTGATGTAGCTGTCGTTAAGAGCATTCAGTAATGTTTTTAAACGTGCATCCACATTATTTGCTTTTGCTGTTATATCATTTTTCAACGCTTTCAGAACTTCTATGAAGTCCTTAGAGTAGCCTGTTATGTATAGCGTTTGCAATGCTGTCGGGTTATTGGCTTGTCTGTACTTAACCCTCATGCTATCGGTCAGATTTTCGTAAAACTCATTACCGTAAATAAGCGATGCCGCATACTCCACATCACGTGTCTGCCATGCTATCGTTACGTTAGTGCTGTCACCTGCCTTAGCTGTAAGGCTTAATGCCACCGTTAAAATCAAAAGTATTTTCTTCATTTTTCCTGTTTATTATTTTTTGATATTTGTATTTCAATAAGTTTAAAATTTTAAAATTATAAATCAATCCATGCAGAACCATTCCAATACTGATACTTATGGTCAGTCAGATTATATATAATTAGACTTTCCATTGGACTGCTGATTGCATTACGCTGAGTACTTGTCATTGGGCAAAGGCTTACGCCTGATGTAGTAGATACGACAGCCAATTTAGCGGATGTAACAGGACTACCGCCAATACCTACATTCCCGTTGCTACCGTATGCGTCATTGATATAGATAACAGGTGATGTACCTGCATTAGTGCCTGTTGTTATTCTGGTGACGCCATCCGTCCCTATTCCGATTCCCATTTGCTTGTTGCCTCCATTGAATTGAACAAATCCGTAGTTATTAGTTGAATAGGTATAAAAATTACCATAGCCAATATAGCTGCATCCGGTTGCTTGGTTTCCTGTCGTTGACCCTTGTACTTCTATATATTTATTGTCGGCTGTATTGATTCCGACACCAAGACCTGTCGAATACAAGCCGCATATAAATGCATTATTTCTTTTGAATATAACATTTTGGTTATCGGTGGTGCCCATAAAATTACTTGGATACCCACTTGTACCTGCGTTACCTGTCAACCCCCATCCGGAACCTCCGGTGCTGTCCTTAAACGAATAGCGGATATTATTCAATGTAAATATGATTGAGTCTTTGCCAGCCGTCCTGTAAATGGTGTCTACTTTTCGGGCAGTATTAAAGCTATCTTTTACCGCAGTCCGAGTGCCATTGAATATGGTAACGATTGAATCCCTTGTGGTGTTTTTAGCCAAAGAAAAAGTAGGAGGTGTAATAGAACTATCCCTAACAGAATATCGGCAATAACTGCCGTTTATGACGTTATTGAATACAATGGAATCACGCCCTGCATTCAGACCAATATATGAAGTATCCACTTTACGAATGCTTCTTAATGTTGTTACACTATCATTCAACGCCGTCTGCGTTGCATATCCTGATACATTTGGAATCAGTCCCCTTAACAGGGACGTACTATCCTTCAGATTTGTTTTTGTAGCTAAATTGCTAACATCCGCAATGCTATCCTTTGCAGAATATCTTACACCGTTGTGATGTATTATAATGCTATCTCCAGCTGTATTCTTAGTCAAACTAAATGTCGCTTGACTGTCCACCTGTATGGCATACCTTATGCCGTTAATCTTATAAATAATGCTATCAGCAGACTTGAATAAAGTATCTACTTTCCGCACACTCCGAACAGCTGTAATGCTATCGTCTAAATCAGACTGAGTAACACCGGATGCCGTAAATGTCTGCCAACTTCCTGTGCCGTTTGCATTTGATGTCCAGACCTTGCCGTTACCTGCACCTTTAGAAAATACCAAAGTAGAATCAAACCGAACACCAGCCTTAAACCACGTCGAGTCCCTGAATTTATTCACTATCTGGCCGCTCGCTGAAAGCGACGTTAATACTAATAGATATGTTATTATTTTTTTCATCTTAAACGTATAATACATCAATCTCTGCGCCCGTGTCTATTACAGAGACAAAGTCTATAGAACCGTCATTCTGAGTAAAAGTGTAAGCACTACGGCTTAACTTTTGGGCGTCTATGAATATTGCCAGAACCTTCTTACCGACAAGCGTACTTTCTGTATATGTGTTGGTATTATCACCCACAATAGACAGCACATCCGGAGAGCCATAGCCGTTCTCGTTTATCTCAATGTTTATCACATTGACATCCGGTATTATATTAATCTCAACCTCAGCCATTCGGTCTCGTTACGTCTTGTGTTATTGTGAAAGTTCCTTCCAGGTAAGTGTTGATAACACCGTTGTCGTCCGTAAACTCGATGTCGTAATAGTAAGTTCCAACGGCCCAGTCGATGATATAATTGTCCGCTAACAGGCTAAATTTGTTAGTGTCGTAAATCACAATACCGCTCGTCTCTGTGGCAGTCAATATAGCCGCTCCGGTCTTGCTTCCAAATCTGAACTGGCAACGAATTTTATAATCTGTTATATCGAGAGGAGTATGTCCAGCTCCAGTGGTCAGCACAAACACCAACCCGAGACCATTCATGAATGTGTCTCCTTTGACGTGTGCCGGTATGGTATATTTTTTCGGTGTCATCAGTTGTAGTTATTATAGAATATTGCCGGTAAACCACTCAGGTCTACCGTCTCAAATGTCGAGTACCTTACAGGCGACACCACCTTTGTACGGCTTGTATTCGTGTTCACCGTTAATGCCGTGTCATAATAGAATACATCCCCCGTAATCGGCTCGTAGTCCAGACTGCTTATCTGAGAGTCCACCAGTAACTTATACAGATAGTCTGTCGTGCCGTACACGTTCAGGCATATATCCGATAAGGACTGACCTCTCTGCGCTCTATATTCTGACAGCATTCGGATTAATCGTTAATTGGTCATTAATAAAAGTTACTATCGGGTTGTCTACCTGATAGCCGTCATTCTCCAATTGCAACTTCACATCTCTGGCCAGTACCTGTTCTTTGCCTGCTGACTTCGAGTAGTTGGATATACCTACGCCGTCCTGTGGGAACTCCTTCCACCAGCCAGGATGCGCTATAATAGTATCCTCTATATGCATCATATCCGAATCCGAGATAACAAAATCTCCATCTGCTATGAGTAGGTCGCCACTATTGTCTTGTGCAAAATCGAAGTACATATTATTTTCCGTGCGTTATTAATGTGTTCTCAATGTCGTTCTGTTGTGTCGGTATCATTGGGCTTGTGGATAGGGGAGGTGTTACTGTAGCGCCCCATGTGATAATGGCATTAATCTTGTTTTCCAAATCATTCAGCCTTTCCACCAGCTTTCCAACCTTAACAAACCCATCATAAGAACCGTCGTTGAACTTCACCAGTCCATCCTTTATCTCCACCGTGCTGTCTCCCGTAATTACAAGAACTTTGTCAATTTTACTAAATTGGCAAACAAACGGCGTAATGGACTTTGTGTACATTACAATAATGACTGAATCGACAGCCGGGAGTATAAGCACACCGTCGTCTACTTCTGCCATCAGCCGCACTCCTGTGATAGGTATGCCAGATAAAGTACGAGCGTCGCACGTGCGTGCGGATGCGTCCACAGATGTGACGGTACACTCCACGACAGAGACAGTATCCTGCCCTTTTCCGCCCGATAGTGTCAGGATAGCTTCTTGTATTTCTCTTTCACCTGCCATAAGTAATCAATTCTTTTTCGGTTAATTTTCTTATCAGATAGTCCAGCGTTATCTCCTGTCGGTGTCCGCCCACACCGCCGGAGTATTTTACAGATTTCACCTTGTAATACCCGCTGCGCTCTGGAAGTACTGCGTCCACGATGTAGACATTATCTCCGCTCTGTGTGAACGGAATGGCAAAAGTGGTGAACGTTCCCTTGAAACCAGTGTAGTAATAGTTTTCCAGCTTCGCCTTCGCCCGGTCAATCAACACCTGTGGTTCTGTTACGTTAAGAAAGAAGAATGAGCGCCGCTCTCCGCCATCGTTATCAGGAAAAGACTCACCATTTTTCTTAATGATACTTTTCCATTCATCGTTTACATTATAGACCAACACTTCAAGACTTTCCTTTTTTGTCTTTTTTGCCCCATCCTTACAGGTTTCTCCGGTTTCATTAGTAACAAAAGACTTAGCAGTTGCGCTCAGTTTTACATCATCTTTGCGTGTGTACTCCAATGAATCTTCTATGATATTATGCTGAAACCGGAATACTTTTTTCTGCTTTGCCTCATTGTCTATCGCCTGTTGTTCGTCATATACGAGGAAACCTATGCGCAGCTCAGTGCCTGCAAAGAAGGCTTCGAGATGTGCGTCTTTTTTTAGCCTCATCAACACCTGAGCCACGGTTTCTCCATTGTTCACAGTAAACTTTCCTATTGATGTCTGCGTCTTCTGATTGACGGTAAGGTCTGATGGCATCCATCCGGATACCATATTCTCCACCGGCTCGTTATACTCACCTGGTGTGGCTGGCGTCTGTTTGAGCAGCCACATGGCATCTTCACATTCTAATGTGAATGGCATCTTCGATATCACCTTGCTGATGTACCCTGAGAATATCTCGTTAACATCAGTGACCTGATTACCGAACTTGTCGAAGTATTGGTAGCCATAGCTTATCTTAACTGAATCGCCTTTTAGGAAGAACGGATTTTCCGTAAATCCGCCTATGTTATCGATCTTTTGTAGTCGGTTGTTGTCATCACGATAAGATAGATTCTTTGGCAGGACTACCTTAGCTTTATCCGTGAGCGTGTCCCAGCCGTCGTCGGCCTCTAACTCATTAGCGAAGTCGAAGAATAGCTTCTTCGCGCGCGCGGGGTAAGCCTTAGACGCGTTCTGTTGTATCTCTATGTAGGTGATGCAGGTCAGCATTAGTTGAATATCTGTATCTCTGTAGGCGTGTCAGATAGCGCACTCACCGAGAAGTTCTGGTAGGAATATCCGCCCTGTGTCTGCGGAATCTCATAGTCTTTAATCACGATGCTTGACACGTCAAGGTTCTGCAGGTACCAGCTCACAACAGATACCGCTATGTTGGCATCCAGCATGCGTTTCAAATCCTTCACTTCATCTTTCGGGTAGTGGCCATTCGGGCCTGTGATAATGCCGTTAATCGTGATGCTGTAGTCACCCATACCGATGTACTCTTTCACGGTGCCATCGCGGCCTTGTATATCTGTAAGCACGATGTTCTTTGACTGGTTGACAGTGATAAGCACTGCCTGGAATGTCAGCGTCTTGAACGTTCTGGTCACACCATACTGGTCCGTCCACGTTTGCCCGATGAACTGCAAATCAGTAAGCACAGGTGTGCCGAGTGCCGACTTATACAGCTCTGGGTCAATAGTAACTGCCTGGCTTATCTTGCTGCTGTATGGATTCTCTGTTGTCGGCTGCGGTGTTGGTGCTATCACCACCGGTGGCCGTGCGTCCAGTATCTTTACGTTTTGTAGATTATATTGCCTAATTAACTCGCTCATCTCTCTGCAATTATCTGTGAATCATTAACAGCGCTCAATAATGCCTGTGTCACCAAGTCTTTAACCTTTCCCGCACCTTCTGTCATGTTGGTAGTCTGCACCTTGAAGTCCTTCACCAAAGAGTCTATCGAGATGTTGATGGTGTACACCTTCTGCCCGGTTACGCTGGATGCAGAAGGCGTCTTCAGCGACTTTGCTTTCTCACCGAATGTCGGAGCTGTGCCGCCTGGCATCTTAGCCATAAGACCCTTACCGGCCACTTCGCCCTTCAGGTCTTTGGCTGCCACTTCTGCAGCGCCTTTAAGATATCCCTGCTTGGCTTTCTGCCCCAGCTCATATAGAGCCTTGCCGCCTTCTGTTATACCATTCTTTATCCGCTCCGGATCGAGTGTGAATATGCCAGCAATAACGTCCGCGAGAGACCTACCGTAGGACATTATGAATGTGCCGAAGCCTTTGATGGCCTCCCACGCACCCATAACAGCACCTCTGAACCATCCCACTTTATTGTAGGCATACACGAAGGCCCCTGCGAGGGCCGCTATGCCAACTATTATCACGCCTATCGGGTTAGCCGTCATGGCTTTAGATAGAGCCCAGAACGCGCCCTCCATGACGTATGTGGCTGCTGCTGCCGCCATTGCCGGTAACTGGTATGCAAACCATGCTCCAGCAAGAATTCCGACAGATACGCCTACAGCATATAGGAGATCCTTATTCTGCCTCAGCCATTGGACTGTTCCGCGGAATAGCTCTATGGCTTTCTCCATGGCAGGCTTTAGCTTGATGACAAGCCTCATCACAACGCCGCCTATCTCTTCCTTGACGTTTGCAAACTCATGTTTTAGGATAGTCATCTGCCCTGCGTAAGTGTTAGCGTCTGCCTGCGCAGAACCTCCGAACTCTTTGTTCAGCTCTGCTAATATCAAAGACTGCGCACCGGCTAAGTCGCCTGTCGCCTGTAGGTTCTTAATGACTTCCTGCTGAGACACGCTGAACGACACCCCAGCTCTGCGTAGAGCGAGCAATCCTTGTGTAGGGTCTTGTAGCGCTTTGCCGACTTGCATAGTAGCGCCCTGCAGATCACCGCCCATCTTGGTTGCCAAATCAAGAATGGCTGGCGTGGTCTTGTCGAGTATCTCACCTCGTATGTTGGTGAACGTAAGCAGTAAAGACTGTGCGCCAGTGATAGCGTCATCATCAAACGTTGACATTCTCATTAATGATTCTGCCTGTGCGTCGAGCTGTTCCTTCGTTCTACCTGCGGCAAATCCGGTAGAGGCAAGTGTGGCGTTAAGCTGAGCGCTTGCTTTATCCGCTTCATTGAATGCCTCTGCACTTGATTTCAAAAATCCTATTCCACCAACAAGTCCGAACCCGGCAGCCGCCAGTCCGGCAATGCCTGCCATAGTGGTGTTCAGTCCACGCGCAGCTCCGTCAGCTTCCTTTATCTTCGTGGTGAAGAGGTCTTTGAGCGATATTACATATTCTACATTCTCTGGCATGTTACTTCATTTTTCCTGTTAGCTTTAGGACGTATGACAGTTGCGCTATTCTTTTGGCAAACTTGTCATCGTCCATCTCATCCGTGTCCTCTTTAAAATAAAATAGGATTAAAGCACTCCATTGCCTCAATCCTATCACTTCGTCTCCTTCGAGCTGCTCTATGTGATGCTCGGCTATTTTTTTTTAAACTGATTGCCTGCTGTCTTAATCATCAGGTTTATCTCGTTCACCACACCTAAGTAGTAGACGTCTTCCTCGAGTATCTTCTTGTAATCCGCCTCATGTATAAGGCAATCATCCACAAGGCTTTCACACGCTGTCATGCCGCCTGTCAGCGCGCTGTCCAGAATGCGGATTTTTGCTACTCTGCTTATCTCTTTCAGGTACCCCACTACAGGCTCTTCTTCTGTTCCGAATACCAGCGGGATAATCTTTCTGCCGTGCTGCTCTGTTAGCTCTGCTGCACGTTTCTCAACGTGCGCAAAAAGTTCTTCTTTTTTCATTTTCTTGTTTTTCAGTTTTTCTTTCAACTTATCTGTCTATTCCGGCTAATATCAAAGGGATAGTCACCAACAGCTTAGTATCGCCTTGGTTAGCATCCAAAGGATTCTCCAGGAACTCCACAGAGCGTAGTACATCCTTCTGGTCAGGAGCGATGGCATTGGTGCCATACAGCACCTGTATGTCGAAGGGAGGGATTGACAGCGGGTCCCGGTTAGGGGATGCCGCCACTATTCTCTTCCACTCGTCTGTGTATATCTCCATAGACCCTTCATACTCCTTGTTGCCGTAGCCGCGTGACACAGGCTCTGAACCCATTCCGTAGTTGTTCTCTTTAGTCTGCTTAACCTTGTAAGATATTTTGGTGATGCCTACAACCGGCACACCAAATAATACTACCTTAATGCCCGCCCAGCTATAGTTTGTTCCGTTTATTAATGGTGTTGCCATACTTTATAATGATGTTGTAAATCCGATATTGACTTGGATGTATCTGCTCACACCCTTAGGTAACAACGCTACTGCGATAATAACAGTGGATGTTGCCAACACGTCCTGTGCCGGATTGATGGTTACTGAATAGTTTGATAAGTCGCCGTCGCGCACCATCTGGTCTAAGTTCGGAGCTGACACTCCTTCCAGATGTGCGATTGTGATATCGCTGATAGTACCGTCAGAGTTCAACTGAATAGGTGCTGCAATCTCAGGCAATAGTGATGTATAAACACCTCTGATAGCCTTGTCAATCGTTCTGTTGTTCTCGATATATGCGTAGTCTGAAGATACAGCAACGGCTGTGTGTGAGTCGTTGAAGAATGTGCCGGAACTTCCTACGTTCTTAACGAGGAAGATATAACGTAAATCATTCAGATACGACAGCTCGCTGTCGCTCATATCTGTAAAAAGGTCTCCGTTTGCAAAAGCAACAGTATCCAACTCAACACCGTTACTCATATTAAACTTACCCTTCCATGCAATATCTTCAGATACTTTTGCCAATGCCACAGCACCAAGAGTTGCACCAAGGCATGTGATGGATTTTCCTACAGACTTAAAAAGAAAGTGACCTAATCCTGCGCCATCCTGACCGATAACGGAACTTACCTTATACGCTGAAAGCGTCTGTAAGTTTGTCAATGAAGACAAGTCTGTTACTGCCTTGAAGTCATTAGCCAAAATAACTGAAGAAATCGGTTTATGCGCTGAATCCAGCGCAACCAATACAGACTGAATAGTTGTCAATCGTGCGCTGTCGTATGCTGCCTGTGAGTAGATGCCCATCTGACGAATTGCGCCCATTGCATAGTTCTGCATGGTCGTTATCTCGCTGAAGGTGTAAGAGCCTGGCACGGCATAAACACCCACCCATAAAACACCTTTAGGTTGCAACCTGAAGAACTCGCTGATGTGGTAGTGCATAACTGCCAGCTGAGATGCTACACCTAACACGGTGGATGCCGAGCCTGTCGGTTGTGTTACAGTTGCTGTGTTGGCACCTGTTACCGTTGCTGCGTAGGGCGTTCCTGAGTTTGGGAACACACCCTCACCGGCTTTTGTTGTGATTAACAGATTTGCGGATGAATTGGTAGCTGTAAATCCATGAGAGTATGTACCTGCATTGATTTGCGCTGCGTATGCTGCCGCTGCTGTTGTAGTTGTTGTCTCTTCACCTGTCACCAGAGCATAAGCAGGCAATACCGTTACGGCGCCATCTATCCCGGTGTACACCACTTTCAAAGTGTCGCCGACTGCTGGAGTGCCTCCTATGGCAATCTTTGCTACTGCTTTCGTCTCGTCAGAGTAGGTGTTTACGATACCAAGGTCTTCTGCATCTTCCACACTAAACACCTTCTTGATGCGGTCTGAAGAACTGAAACCTGAAGGCAGTGTTCCGCTATAAAACATGAGGGCAGAGTAGTGGTCTTCACCTGCTAACGCACGGCCTAAACCACCCTGACCTTTTACGAACGTGATATCGTTCAATGCCATTTGTCTTGAATTTAATAGTTATAATTACTGTACCACTCTGCTGGCCTCTACCCACTTCGCTCCGTCGAACACAAACTTAATAACCGCCTTCAAACCGCTCGATAAAGTTGCCGTTCCTGCGCTTACCCAGTTAGTGCCGGTGAATTTAAGCATGTCACCGGATGTGCCTGTCGCTAAGATTGTCAGCTGATCACCTAAGAAAGCTTTAGTCACCGTTGGGGATTTCAGCGCAAAACTGTCCAATACCGCGATAGTTACTAAGGTGTTGTACGCAGAGGTGCTTAACGTAGCACTGTCCGCACCAGCAGCATCTGTTAACGCTGTCAACTTGCATGTCAGCGCTCTGTAAGTATTGTCACGCCCTGCTGTTGTCCCAAAACGTGGAGAGGTTGATTGTGCCACTGCCGCTAATGTGCAGATGGTTAATAGAACAAAAAGAATATTTTTCATTTTTTGATTTTTTACTGATTAACAATTACGCTCCGTAGTAAACTACTTCAGAACCCCATCCGATAGCAACATCTGCTTTCATTAACATCTTGATGAAGAACATCTCAGAGTTCGCCTGTAAGCGCGCCAACTGTAAGCCTTCGTCAGCCATGGAGTTCATACCTACCCACAGGTTGGAGTCCATTCCTGCTGTGCCTTTTGCAACGATAACAGTATCATCCGGGAAGTCTGCAATTTTAACCAACTGACGGCCTTTAAACGTTGCTACTCCTTCCTGTGTCACATCGATACCTTTGTATGTCTGTGCTACCTGAGATGCTGCGTACAGGTCATAAGTTGCATAAGAGCAGAAAAACTTCATGGATGGATCGTAGCGTAACTCTACAGGAATTTTATTGTAAGCCAACAGTAATTGAGCCTGGATATTGGATGCGTCCAATGTGGTTCCCGATACGTTTGTTCCGGCTGCGGTGGATTGTGCTTTCGCTTTCTTAACAAAGCCATCGAAATACTTGTAGATGCCTGTAGTGCTTGTGTCTCCGTTCCAAATCAATTTATTGAAGTACTTAGAGTGGCGAGCCATAGCACCTTGTACTACTACAGACTCAGCACTTGCAGGCAATGCGCGGTCAATCAGCGTAGGATTTAATTGTGTTGCATACCAGTGGTCTTCAAAGTCACGCGGGTTGAACTCCATGTAGATCATGTAGTCGGCAGGTTCAATAGTTACCCCATCTACCGTCATGCTTCCTTGAGACGTAGGCGTTGCCGCTCTGTCTTGAATCAAGGTTGTGTAGTCAGCATCCCAACGTGGAATGGTGAATTTTTTCTTAATGCCGTCCTTCACGTAAACGTGACCGCCATTGATTGTGTCTGCACCTGTTATCGACTTAAGGATAAACTGCTGGGCCGCTTCGCCCGCATACGTGGTGTCTGATATTACAAATCCATCTGCCATTTTATTACTTTTTTAAGTTTGTTTTTAAATTTATTTCGTGCATAGCCGCCGCCATGTTGTATGGACGGACTTCTTTATTATCATCTACTTCGATGTTTGTTGCTTTTTTATTCAACGGCAACTCTTCAATAAGAGCCTTAACTCCGTCGAAGTCTTCTTTTGCCTTGTTCACCCATTTCTGAATGGTCTCAGCATCGTTCTTGATACGGCCTACTTTGGCGAAATTCTGCACCATTTCAGTAGCCTTTTCTTCCACAGCCTTTTCTTCCGCTTCGGCGGATGCTTTTTTCAACTCCGCCAGTTCATTCTGTACGTCTTCCAGTTCTTTTGCCTTGTTTTCTTGGGCAATTTCCAGTTCGAGAATCTTATCCTCGTTTTCTTTGTTCTTCGCTTCCGCAGATGCCAGCTTGTTCTGCACCTCGGTAACGGCGTTCAGGATTACTTCCTCGGATGCTTCCGGGTTTAATCCTAACTTATTTGCTACTTTTATCATTTTACTATTTTTGTTGAATAAATTATTTAGAACTACATTCGATTCTTTCCAGTACGCCCTCATGTCCTGACCCTGCTGTACCATCCGCTTCTTATTGTAATCGCTCGACATTTCTACGCTGTCACACAATCCGCTGTTTTTTGCCTCTGTTGCTGTAATCCATGTGGTCTTATCCATCATGGCTGATATTTCAGCCTCTTCCTTTCCGCACCTGCCGGATATCATGGACACCAAAGAGCCTTTTATCTTGTCGAGTCCTTCATCCTTTGTACCGTCCTGATTATATGGATTATGATACATAAGAAGTCCGTAATCCGACATAACACGGTTGCGTCCTGCCTGAAAAATTACTGCTGCGATTGATGCGCAAATACCGGCACAATAGGTGTCTACTTTTGTGTTTGATTTCAGGATGGCATTGTAGATTGACATACCTTCGAGCACAGAGCCACCGGGGGAGTTTATCCATACCTGTATTCTTTTTTTGCCCATCGTGTCGAGAGCGAGTAATTCAGATTGAAAAGAACTTCCGTCTATTCCGTACCCATCTTCGCTGTCAAAGCCTATATGCTTGTTAATTAACATTACAGGCTCGTCGCTATTCACATCTACTGTGTATCGGAACTCCATTGCACAATTTTACAATAGCACCTTTTAATAGGGCTATATGTACATTACATTAATAGTTGACAATTAATAAAAAAAGTGTTAATATTGTATAGCGAAGTTGATTATATGATTTACCTTAACAACAATTACTCACAACACGGCACGGTGCGGTTATCCTTACAGGTAATCATTCGACTTCGCAGTTGCACCGTGTCCATTTAATTTATAAATCATGAAAAATCTATTATTTATCGCCGCCGTTTTACTTTCACTTTCATCATATTCACAGACATGGGCGAGGGTTTACATCTGGAAAATATCCCCTGACACCGTATTCGCCGGTGACAGTGTGACCGTAGACATTAAGTTCGATGAGCCGCAGCAGAACCCGAAAATAGATACAACATTCATGCAGGTTTATTACGGTTCTGGATTCACGGCTTATATATGGAAAGACAAGTGGCAGAACATCTACAACTATCCAAAGAGGGAAGTAGGCTTCCAGGATTCTGTCTATCAGGTAAGAGTGAGGATACCGACTAATACTATGGCCGGAGATTGCCGAATTTACGGCAGGGGCGGTGACTATCTGCCTTTCTACGTGAAGGCCAGAACGACAGCCGTCCTTCTTAATAAAACAGTTGTTAAAGTGAAGGAGACACGCTACTACAGTCTGCTGGGTGCAGAGCTGCCAGAAGCCGTGCCGGGAGTCAGGATGATACGTGTCACCATATATGAGGATGGCAGCTACTCATCGTCATTAGTAATGGTGCTTTGATTGCGTCACACGGATGCCGGCATTCATACACTGTGTGCGCTTGTTGGCGGGCATGTTGTCGAAAAACTGACGCATTATCTCGGAGACAGCCTCTGACTTCTTCATCTCGTTCATCTCGACAAACCCCCTGAACAGTGTGTGGTACTTCGGTGGTGGGTAGCACTCGATTTTACGCGCAAGCGCTACACTCCTTTTGGCTTTTATTGTCTCCATCATTCTTTTTTATAGATTACTGAAATAATCATGTTATCAACAGGTGAGCTTAATGCTGTAAATATTTTAATCGAGCCGTTTGTATAAAGTTTTACAAAGGCTGAATCAACAGGACTTCCAATAATCACGGGTATTATCCTATTGAATCCACTAACTGAAGGAAGCCCTGTCAATATTGTTGTATCATAGGCTTTATTCCCTGTCCACTCAACCCACGTGCTAAAAACAACTGTTCCATCTTCGTATAGTCTTCCACCACCCTCATAGCTTGTCACATAACTAAAGCCACTGCCAAGAGATACTGCAGGTAGCGTGGTATAGCTATTATGCCCAACAACAACATTAACTAAGTCACTAAAATCGACATCACCAGAATTGCTCGCGCCGGATGTAAATACGATAGTGCGTATCTTATGAACATACACGGTGTTGCCACCGGGAGTTACCTGTGGATCTGCTGAGTAGTCTGTAGTGTTATATGTCTCCGTTATATTTCCCACAGGCACGTCTGCTCCAGTTGTTGTGAAGCTCGCCGCCGGTACAAGGTATATCTCTCCGTTGTAGAAGATGGCACCCGCGCTGATTGTTCTTGCTCCGGGGTCTGTGCCAGTTGCCACACAGCCGTAAAGAATGTAGTATTTAGTGTTATCATAGCTGCTTCCTATCAGTGGGTGTACGATTGCATCTATTGCCTCTTTATAAGCCTTCTGTAGGTGCGTCCATGTGCCTTGCTTGAAGTAGATCGCATCACCTACAGGTATTAAACTCTCATCGATTATTCTCATGTCTTAATATGTTAGAATGTTATAAAATAGTCCTATTGTATTGTACTTATCCGCGAAGTTCCTGACCGTCTGCTCCCGCTCTGCCGCAGTGGTGCCTATTGCCGCATAAACCGCCGTAGGTATGTTAATAGTGAAGGCATACTGTACGGTCAATGCTCCGCCATCATTGCCCACAGGCTCACTGGAGGTGAAGAAGCCAACAGATGACGACAGCTCCTCTGACGTTCCTACCCGGAAGAACCCAGTTGTTATCGCGTTATTGGTGATGTAGATAGTGGATGCAGCGGGAATGTTCGACCAAACACACGGCTCCGCATCGGTGTTGAACCACGTGTTCAGCGCATACTCGAACAGAATCTTCTCACTTCGGAACAATATCCTATCGTCAACGCCTATGAAGTTATCCACCAGCAGCAGCCACTTAGCCGTTGTCGGCGCATCCGTGTTTCCGTCTTCGATCGACTCGTAAAGCGATGTGCCGTACTTCACCCTGTCACCCTTCGCGTATGTGCCTGCTGCATACTCGTCGTATGTAGCGCTCACCTTGTAATTGCTGAATATGACATCCCGCAGCCAGTTCATAGGGCTGAGAAGCGAGTACACCCACACGAGATACTTCGGCTTTCTCTTATTCGGCGGCATTGCCAGCGCTCCCTGTTGGTAATAATTTACGTCGTATATTCCCATTACTGAGGTATAAATGTTAAGGTGTCCGCTAATGTGCTCCCTGATGTATCTTCACCTACGATGTATCCGGCCACTGTGTTCCAGCTGCGGGCCACCAGAGCGTTAGACGCAACTAAAGATGAAGCATTTGACAACAGCGTTCCATTTGCACGTGCCTTGACGTTCTTCAAAACCACGTCTTTGACGCCTGTCGTCGTGCGTATTGTACGTTCTAAATCGGAGACAAGTAATTGCCCATCGAACGGCAGTGCCGCTAAAAACGCCTCTATGGCGGCAATTACGTTGTCCGCTATTATTGCGGAATACTGCCCCTGGTAGTACACATCTGCCTCCACATACAGCTTATCGCTCGTCGCACTTGATACAAGGTAGTTGATACCGGCACAGCCTATCGTGGTCACGTAGTCCTGTAGCGCGGACTTCTCAGCGTTCGACAGGGCCACCGGCGGCTCACTCTTTGCCACCTTTATCTTCACATTGTTGGACAGGTCTGCCTTTACACTACATCTCGTCACTATCTGCAGGTCTGTGTTAATTGTAGGGTAGGTAGGCACAAGATTAACGAGGTCTATCACCTGTGGAGTGATGGCGTCATACTGGAACTTGAACACCCTGTCTTGTATCCATGCAGCCGTATTTGGGGCCGCTCTGTCTACAATTCCCTCAATTTCCGATTTGAACAAATCTGTCTTTTGCTCAAATACAGATTGTATAAATGCCACCACATAGGTGAATAGCCGCCAGATAGAACGTCTGGACTGACTCGTTAAGCCGCTCAGCTCGGTGGTACTTTCCACCGCCGCTATTATCTCTTTCTGTATCTGATCTGCTGTTCTTGCCATTAGTTTGTAATTAATTCACTTATGAAAACACCCGGCTCTAAGCCATCGTTCGGGTTGTTGCGTGTCACCTGCAGCTCCAGCGTGATGGGGTCTATTAAGGTAGGCTCTATCAGCGTGCTTGCTGTCTTATCTATGAAGCATGTCCTGAAGTCCATGAGGTAGTGGTAGACGTTGCTGTGCTGATAGTCCTGCTCCTCCGCTACCTTGAACAGCTCGCTGCACATTGCAGGCTTGTAGAGTGACAGTTTCTGGAATACCAAGTCGCGTAAATCGAAGATATCAAGGTTCTGCTCCATATTCCCGTCGCCGCTGTCGTACTGCTCCATGCCTATGTGGATGCGGATGTCAAGGTCTGCCTGCTGATAGCCTCCACCGAGCTGACCGAAGGATGCCGGGTTGAGTATCTCTACAAACACACACGGGAAAGGGAAGGAGTAGGACTGCTGACTCTCCATGTACTCGAACTGGTTGTTAAACACATGCACGAACTTCACCTCCTCGATCTCTCGAAGCCGTGTCATGATGTCTGTTATTGCAGCTCTTAAACTCATTTCCAAATCTTATCTATCTGATTAACTATCGTCTTTCTCTGCTGTTTTCTAAGCGTCTCGCTGTCGCCCATAAATTGACGTTTAGGCATTACATCATCTCCATTGTTGTGCCTTGCTGCGTATGGTATGCTTCCACCGTCTATGACCAGACGTATCTTGCTGAATGACTTCTCTCGGATGGAGTTCTGTACAGCCCTCCTTAATTTTCCTGTGCTTACCATTATCGCCTTGCCTTTGGTTTTTTTGGTCTCTTTGGCACGTGGTGCCCACGGGTTCAGCGACTTATCCGTAAACCCCTGTGACTTCCAGCTTCCGGCAAAGAAGTTCTGAGCCTCGTTCGCGAGAACCACCGGAAGCTCTTTCTTGAGCCTCTCCATGTTGCGCAGTACCCTATCTAAGTTGAACTTGTCTGCCATTACGCCTCAGTTAATATCGGTCTGTTATAGAAATACATACTTTCAGTCATTATAGAACTGCCCTTTTCAATTTTTACATCATCAAAGTCTATACAGTCGCCTATCACGTACTCAGGGTCTGTCCTGCGAACAAAGTCGCAGAATTCCTGATAGCGGATAGGGTGTAAGACAATACGCTCCACAGGCCTGAAGGTTCCGGCATAGTGGTTGATGCATTTTGCCACCATGTCTACTACGAACACGCCTGTTGGTTTGTATGGTTGTTTACTTGCCATTCCTTAACCCCATTTTTATATAATAAATAGTACCATTAACCTGTAGTTTATCGTATCCAAAAGTATCATTGATAACTATTTCGTCTCCCGTCTTTTTTTTATACATATCTTTTAACAGATTAAAGGCTTCATCCTGTGTAAATATCTCGTCAGTCTCGACGTACAGACAACTATAGATGCCACTATTAGTAATATTTATTTCTGTCGTCATTATTAATTGTCATTTTCAGGTATTGGTAATCCAAAATTAATCTTTGCAAACTCCACGTATTTATTTGCCACATCGAAGTAGGGGTGGTCTTTATCGAACACCACTTTCTCCTTCCCTGGATTCATCTTAAACATATCGTTCATGTTCTGCTCAGATGTTATAAAAGTATCTTTTAAATCCTCTTTATTCGTCTCTGTTCCATCGCTCAACTGCTCTACCGTACATCTGCAATTAAAATGATTTAACGGCATAAATGTGTCCCAGAATGGGTCATCCACTGGCAATGTTACACCGTCCAAAGGAGCGCATATCTCCGACGTTCTGTCGTCTTCTATAGCTGAGTACTTTAGCAATGGCAAAATATCCTTGTTTTTCTCAATTTCGTTCCAACGTACTGCGTTCTGCGCCTGTCCGTAAGCTGTCTCATACTCCGTCTTCAACCAGTTTTCGTTCCACTGCTCGTTTATTGGCATTGCAAACTCCTTAAACTCTTTGAAACTTCTTACCTGTCCTTCCTCATTAATCAATGCACCTCTCAAAGCCTCCGTTTCCTGAAATGTTTTAGCCGCTGAAAACATATATATATTATCTCTCAGTTCTGCCAACAATTCTAAGTCAACCGCTCCAAACGGTGATTCAATTCCTTTCTCAATTACACTTGTCAACTCCTTAAACGATATTCCAAATCCTTCATAAACACCTTTTTTCAGATAGTCAGCAATAGCAAAATACATACCATCATCGAGTGCGTACTCTGTCACCTTGCCTGTATAAATCAGACGCAAAAACCGTTCTATGTCCTTATCGTCAAAGATCATTTATACAAATCGTTGAGTTTGTTGCCTATTCTCTTACTAAATTTGTCCGTGTTGGCAGGGATATTTGGCATCGCCTGCATGTTAACATATACAGGAATTCCGGTCTGTTCTGTGAAAAATTGTTCGTCTATTCCAAGTCCTGCATTCTTCAGGTTAACGGCGACAGTTGACAGCTTTGTGGCGTAATCTACCATACTCTGTCTGTTCTCGTCTTCCTCTCCGTTATTTTTATACTTAAACACCACACCTTCCGGTATCGCGAAGCCTAAAGAACGGAGCTTAGGTATGAGCTGACCATTCACCATGTTCTCTATGAACTTTCCGTCCTTGGTCTGTTTGTCCATGAGCGCAACGGCAACGGGGTTGTCCTCTCCGGAGCCTGCACCAAGTTTACCTGGTATGCTATCCATCGCGTCAGCGTGTCCCAATATTAGTTTACTTATCTTCTTTTCGCATCGCTGCTCTAAGTTCTCATAGCCCTTCCAGCCTGTACCGCCAAGTGCCGTCTCCAGGAACTGAATCTCGTCCATCGGGTCTATAACGGCGTAACCGGATGAGCCCATGTTCTGAAGTGCCTGCTCAAGCAGTGCGCGCTCGTCCTCGTTTGTCTTTGTGGTCTTTCCTATCCTGTACGGCTGGGAGTACAGCTCCACGAAATCACCGTTATAGCCTAATGTGTTCCGAAGGAATATCTCATATAGTGCTACCTTGTACAGCAGCCCATAGCCGCAGTCCGACTGCCCAGTATCCGATGGTGTCTTCACCCAGATGTGCCACTTCTTGTACGGGTCTTCCAAAAACTTATTCCCGTTCTGAGCATAGACAAATCTTGTCACCTCATTGCGGTCAGGGCTTATGTGCCACCTCTTGACAAGTGCAAGGTCTGGGAAGCTGCTATCTATTAAGTCGTTAAGTGCCACCAGCGAGTAGCCATAGAACAGCGCATCCAGCGAGTAGGAGATGAGCAGCGAGAACCACTCTGACTTGAACATCCCCTCCAGCTCTTCGTTCTCCGTTTTATCTGGGTTGTACACCTCGAAGTCTCTGAGCATCGTTAAGTCTTTTCTGCGCTCCATACACGCCGCCACATGCCCGTTCAGCACCGTGTCGATGAACATCGTCTGCATCTTAACGCGGTGCGGGTAGTATGCCTGCTCTGCCTCTGCCACCGCTACTCTCCACATGCCTATGTCGTGCCTTAGCCTCGCCAGCTGTGCCGGCATGATGGCCCTGTTCAGGTTGTTTTTAGCGTTTCCGCTTTGGAACACTCCGCCGATAGGCACTGAGATTGCATTGAATATCTGCTGTAGTATGTTCGGCTTCTCTGCCATTAGTATCTGTTTTGATTTTTTACATTTCCACCGAACCTTATGCGGTTCCCCTGGTCAGGCTGCAGCAGCGGCAGTGCCGCCGTTATTCCTCCCTGTGCGGCTGCCGTCAGCCATTGTACAGCATGTGTGTACCTGTCAACTCTGAGCTGCGGCACGTTGCGGGGTGCTATGCGTGAGTGTATATGGAATAGTGTGATGTCTACCATGTACGTCACCATCTGCTGGTCTCTGTTGTCTGCCTTCTCCCAATAGGTAGCATTACTCAATGCCGTACCTGCCGGAATAGTGTACGCACTGTTGAACGGCGTCCAGTACTTCGTGCCATACACCGGATCGTCCGGGAATACGTTACCCTGTGGCAGTGCCGCTATCGTGCCATATTGGATCTGCGTTGAGTGCGTCGGTAGCGTCGTAGCCTGTTTGCAGGTAAACTTTCTGTCGCCATAGTAAACTACGTCACCCACCTTGTAAATCTTTTTGTAGTTAAATACCGGGACAGGATAAACAGCGTAATAAATCGTGTATTGCGCACCTATTAGCGACCACTTTGATAGCGTGAATGTCTCTGCCACCGTTACCGCTGTAGTGCATCTGTAGACGTTGCCGCCGAACAGCGTCAGCGCATTAAGCGCGTAAGTCGATGTAGGGGAGTAGGCGTCAGCATCCAGATATACTCTGTCGTGCGGCGTGTATGCCGTCGCGTAGGACCATACCTTCGTGTCTGTGAACTCTTTTGAAGTGTCGTACTTTTGTCGAAGATATGACAGGCATTCCGACTGCGCCGTCAGCTGTGCTGCATTCAGGATGGATTCATCAGAACTGATTATCTGGTTCAAATTCACGTCCTGTATTTGCTTTCGGCAGTCGTTTTTTATTAGATACATGCTTCCAAATTTAATCCAATCGTCTTCTTTTTATTTTTTTGTAATGTACATTAGTTAGTATGTGTTCTTACTCACGTTGCGTCCGTAAGTCGGCAATGTCAACACTCCACCGCGCTGATAGTCTGAATACTCTGAGGCAAACGCCGACACCATGAAGTAGTCCAGACAGTCAGACAAGTGTCCATACTTCTGATATCTCACCTTTGTTGCCGAGTCTGTCACGCTGTCCTTGTTCTTACTGCCATCGCTGGCCTCCTTCACGTTGGTGAGGTCTTCAATCGTCTTCTTGCAGGTAGGCGATATCTGAACAGACAAGCCTTTGAAGTTCTTTTCGAGCACCGTGTTTATAAAGTTACCGCGCATCACTACTGATGGGTTGTGTGTTAATACCCGATTACTTGGCTTATAATCACTCAGCTCGTCCATAATTAGCCGGTAGAAATTATACCCCTTTTCCATCTTGGTGTCTTCTTTATTTGCCGTAGCATCTCCATAAATGAACAGCCCTGACTGGTGGTTCGGGTATCTCCGTTTGAATTCATTGCATACCTGTTTTACTGTGTTGTTTGGTGTTGTGCCTGTTATTTCGTCAATACAGTATGCCGTCTTACCGACTATCTGAAATATGGCCATAGGCAGATAGGGATTGACAGTATCGTCCCAACTGATATGCAGTGGTAGTGCCGGGTTGTAGCTGCATTTAACAACATGCTTATCTATGTCAAAGCACTTATAAAACTCTCCCCCTGTCTTTAGCTGAATGTTCCAGTTTCCCTCCACAAAGACCTCGTACTGATACCTCGGCATGTTCTGTAGGTTCTCCTTGTAAGCCTCTGTCAGATATGGGTTGTCTGTTATCTTTGACGTAATATATAGCCACCTATCAGGGAGCGTGTTGTTCTCCCAACGGTCATATATTAATGACTTTACCCATGTGTTAGTTGGGTTGCATGTAGCCAATATAACTGGCCTCGGACGTGGTTCACATTCCCATCTTCCGGCACGCCCAAAAGCTATATTCAAGGTGTCGTTCTGGCATTCATTAATTTCCTCGAAAAGAAAACCATTGACCTCTAACCCCTTCAGCCAGTCCAGGTCTTTATCATTGTCGTAATTTTCTCCCTTAAACATTATTATAGAGCCGTTGTGGTGCGTGTACTCGTATGGGTTTGTCTTCAAGGTTCCTTTTGCGTTAAGTTTTTTAAATGATGGAATAGTTGTTATTCTAATTTTCTCTAAGTTCTCACGGATTACACACCACCTTGATTTTGGGAAAAGCTCACACATGATAAGAAATGCCGACAGTCCTAAAAACGTCTTACCTCCACCCATTGCACCACCGAACAAAATGAAGTCGTACTGCTCGGATGCTATTGCATTCATTGCTTCATTCTGCTTATCGGTGAATTTTATCGTCATACCTTAATTTCTTTCCCTCCCCATACTATTGTTGTCTGAGTTACAGCAATCGGGTTTTCTGCATCCCCTGACAACTCCAATTTTTCTCCGTATTTCTTTGGATTCATTTTTGACAATGCCCACTTCCGGGCATCTATTCGCAGTCGTGAACGTGCAATCGCCTCTTTATTTTCAATTTCAACATCTTCGTTACCTATCTTTTTTAACATAAAATCATTGGTGGAATCGTCTGCGATTTCAAAGATTTCGTCAAATATCATGTCTGCCCTTATCTCGCACGCGCGCGCGTATTGGTTGGACAGTTCTTTGTCGTCTGATAACCATGCTATAAATGTGGTTCTTTCCGGCAAATATTCATTTCT